ATGAAGATACCCAAGTCATTTGTAAAAAGATTTGTATATAACAATGTCGTCAAATTAATACAGTTAGTCGATACAAAAAGGTACTTAGTCGAAAAGTGTAAATAAATGTAACCTTTTACACTAACTTACGTAAATATAAATATAAACCAATAAAAACAAACAACTATGGAAATTAAATGTAATGTATGTATAGAAGCAAAAACACAAAAATTACCACATATAGAAGAGGTAAATGATGGGGAAGAAATATTTTGTAATAATTGTGATAAGTTTTTAGCAGAGGCAGACAAAGACACCTATACTCACAAATGGGCAATAGATAAAAAATATGTTTTATTAATAAACTAAATATAAACCAATAAAAACAAACAATATGAAACAAACAATCAATCAAATCAAGCAAGACCTTACCTCAGTAGTATTAGCTAGTGGTGTAATGGCAGGAATTACAAGTGTATCATTTATCTTAATAGAGATATTTGGATATTAAAATAAACAACCATTAAAAAAAATAAAAAGTTCTTTATACATTGAGAAAAAAAGAGGGGAAGTTTTAATTATTTTTCTTCCCTCTATTAAAACGAAAATAAAATGAATAACTCTTTGCTTGAAGATAAACAGTAATATCGGGAATGGTCGGCTAGATATTACAAATTACATTTCAGAGTAGTTGTTGTTTATTGGAAACAGTCTACGTACTGTCCACAAGACTGAAGGTGGAGCAAAGAGTTTTTAAAACCAAAAGAAGATGAGTAAAAAAGAATGCATAAAAGAAATATTGGAAGCTACAAAAACTCAAGTTAAAGGGTTTGATAATTCTAAATTAATTCTAGCTATCTTAAATAAATTTGAAGCAGGGATTAGACTTGACCAATGTGAGAGAGATAAAAAAATGGCAATACAAACTATTAAAATCAAAAGAAGATGAGTGAAACAAAAAAATGTAATTGGTGTAATAAAAGAAAAAATGTAGATAATATTTACCAACTTGACAAATACCCAAAGGATAATAAAAATTATAACATTTGTACTGATTGCAATATAGAAAAAAAAATAGTTTAAAACTAAAAGAAGATGGAAATAGAATATGAAATAGAATTGTCGGAGTGTTGTGATAAGCCTGTATATGCAGACATTATGATATGCTCAGGATGTAAAGAACATTGTTAAACAAAATAAATAAATAGATATGGTACGAACATTTTATATACCGAATGAAAAGAAAAAGGTAATGGATGCATTTAAGAAAAATGCCTCTAAGAACAACGTAAGCTATTCCAGGTTGCTTGTAGAATACATGGATAACTATAATAAAAAACAGAAAAAATGAGAGATAAGATAATAGAATTTTTAGAGTGTTATGGCTTAGTTATATTTGCTGTATTAATAATGGTAATTACATTTCTTTTATGTAGAACATTTAACCCATAAACTAAACTAACACAAATGACAGTATATTTTTTATTAATAACACTAGCCTTTATTATGGCATTTATAATAGGAATACTAGTAGGTAAGGAGATGTATAAATAAATTAAAAAACTATGGATAGACTAGCACACATATTAGATAGAGAGGGTGTAAATAAATTACACGATAATTTAAAAAACAACAAATACTTTTATCATAATAATGAATTAAAGAGTGAGAATATGTTTTACAAAATAATAAACATATCCTGCGACCACTACAAAGTAAATGTAAATGATGTTATTAATAGTTCTACTCGGAAACGACAAGTAGTAATGGCTAAGTATTTAGCTATGTATATTATACACCAAGACTTCCCGTATTTACAGGATACTCATATAGCGAAATTATTTAATTGTCATAGGACTACTACGTTATATGCCCTTAAAACACTCCCTAACTTAATGGATGTTGATAAAACAACACAAGAAAATTATAAATCTCTTAGAAAAAAAATAAATATATTATACACTAAACCTAACAAGAAATGAAAAAGAAAAGAACACTCAACGAACTAAGACAGGTAAAGGATACGGTATATAAGCCTAAGTTAAATCTAAAAGAAGAGTACAAAAAAACCCTTACCCCAGAAGAGAAAAAGTTTATCATTAAGCTTTTACACCAAGAACTAGACGCAGTTAATGAGATTATAGAGAGGGGTAAATCACAAAATCTTCAATGGACTTATAGAGTAAACGATATACAAAATTTAATTAATAAACTAAAACTATAAATGATGAGTGTGAACAACATATATGACTTAAGACCTGAACTTGCTCGGAGTGGCAGGG